CCATGGGCATTTATGCTACCCAACATCCTGGGAATGTAATCGTTTCACCTGACAAGGATATGAAACAGATTCCCGGTAGTCTCTTTACCCTTACTGAGACACTCCAGATTGACCCACAACAGGGATTGGAGTGGCATTACCTACAAACCCTAGCAGGCGACCAAACTGACGGCTACAGCGGCGTTCCCGGAGTGGGATTAAAACGAGCTGCTGACCTATTTGAAAAGAATGGGTACACATGGCAGACAATTGTAGACGCCTTTGCTGAGAAGAATCTCGGAGAGGATGTAGCTCTTATGAATGCACGCCTCGCAAAGATCCTTACCAAAGACGAATATGATTTCACAGAACAGCGACCCATCCTATGGTCTCCCGCCACCACCAGTACTTGATCTAACTATGGAGCAAGATCTGAAACTTCGCAGGATGACAGATCTTCTCCCTCGTGCTGAGAAGGAAGATATTATCACACTATTAATGGCGCTGCAAAGACAGAACTTTGCTTTGTGCAATACCGTATCCAATCTAGTACAACAATGGCCGAATCACCCAGCTACTACACCCGAGGTTCAATGGAGCCGTGGGACTTTATACGAGACCAAGGATTAAACTATCACCTTGGTTGTGCAATCAAATATATCTGCAGAGCAGGTTACAAAGACAGTGAGATTAGAGATCTCGAAAAAGCAATCCACTACCTAGAGAATGAATTACATTACTTGCAAGACTCTTCTAGACGAGGCTTTGGAGTTCCGTCAATCGTACGGTATCCCGAGTGGGAAGAATCAGATGGGGACCCAACTCTCTTTGATCGATGAAGAGTATGATGAGTTCAAACATGCTGTCTCTGAGGAGCCAGTAGAGAATCAATTGAAAGAACTAGCAGACCTTGTGTATGTCTGCTTTCAAATGGCTGCATCCCAAGATTGGGACCTAGACACAGCCATGAAACGTGTCCATCAATCCAACCTTTCCAAGCTTGGTGAGGATGGTAAACCCATCTATCGAGAAGATGGGAAGGTCTTGAAAGGACCTAACTATGCACCACCTTATTTGAACGATTTAACATGAACGAAAAACTTATCTCACGTACAGGTCGCGTCCAATCATGGTTGGATGAGCCTGATGGTCGGTTGCCGGTGAGCTGCACATGTATGTCCGTGGAGGACAGTATGGAGGGGCCTGAAGGTATTGAGGCGTCCTGGCGCTTCGCTTCTCATGCCCTACGCAATGGCGCAGGTGTTGCTATTCACCTCTCCAAACTTCGACCAGCAGGAACAGTCAGTAAGAAAGGAAATGATGAACTAGTAGCTAGCGGTCCTGTTTCTTTTGGTAGACTTTATAGTACACTTAATGAAATCTTACGTAGAGGCGGCACGTACCGTAATGGTGCGATTGTCCTTCATTGCGATCTTAATTGTCCCGATGTCATTGACTTTATATTGGCTGAACGGCAAGAGCTGCCTTGGGTCAAGCGATGCGTCAACATCACAGAAGAATGGTGGAATGAGACTACGACGGCATGTAAGAAAGCCTTGCTACATGGGATCAAATCTGGAGACATCTGGCTGAACAAGGTTCGTTACCATAATGGTGAACGTATCTACGGTAATGTCTGCCTTGAGGTGTACCTGCCTAGCCGTGGTACATGTCTTTTGCAGCATGTGAACCTGGGCCAATGTGAACTAGAGGATATTCCTACTGCATTCTTCCAAGGTATGCAGCAACTCTGTAACCTTCACGCTGTAACAGGTGTAGGAAACACTGGTGAATATCTTGACCCTGCTGTTGACCGTCAGGTCGGCTTAGGGATGCTTGGTCTAGCTAATCTATTGCGTCGTCTTGGCGTTACTTATGAACAGTTTGGTAATGCACTAGAGCTATGGAATGACAAGTCAATTGTTGAAGACACCAATGCCAGCAAGCTGGTTACACGATTGCAAGAAGGTATCGATCTTGCCAGCGAAGTTGCTGGTAATCATGGCATGGTTCGCGCCTTTGCTATTGCACCGACTGCCAGCTGCAGTTATCGAAGCCAAGATTTGGATGGCTTCACATGCACACCCGAGATTGCCCCACCCATTGCCCGCTCAGTTGATCGGGACTCAGGAACCTTTGGTGTTCAGACATACCAATATGGTGATGTCGAAATTGCCAGCGAAGTAGGCTGGACTAATTATAAACGAGTGGCTGATGGCATCATGAAGATGCTTCGGTCCAGTGGACTTCTTCACGGTTATAGTTTCAATTCTTGGAGCGATCAAGTAACCTACGATTATGAATTCGTTGAAGAGTGGCTCCGGTCTCCACAGACAAGCCTTTATTACTCATTGCAAGTAATGGGCGACGTTCAAGACAAGTCAAACGCTTATGCTGCTCTGGATGAGACAGAAGTGAATGAATATCTTGACGGACTACTAAATAACGAACCCGTAGAATGTGATTGCCAGGAATGACACCTTATCAGAAACTATTAAATCGAAAAAGAAAATGGACGCCGGTACAGACAACAGCAGGCAAAGTGAGGGACGGTGCAGAGGATACTCTTCGCCGCGTACTCGCTCTGCGTCATATGGAACTTCCCGTGGGAGACTTCATCGCTGATGCACTCAACAATGAAGTACCTGAGTCATCGCGTGAGCTACTCGGATCCAACATCAAAGACGAAATTAATCACGACTTGGCACTTGGTTACATCACCAATGCTTACGGAGTGGATGAGAAAGCTGAGGCCGAAGCACTCAGGCTTAGAGAAGCTTGGACTTCGCATCCGGATCATACAATCCTCAAAGCAATGGTTGCCGAGCGTGCAATTTTCTTCGTTCTTCTACCATTTCTACGCGCTAATGGTGACGAGGGAATGCGAACAGTAAGTGCAGACATCAGCCGAGATGAACAGATTCACGTGGCTTGTAATTCACTTGTTTGTAGTGAGTTGGACCTTACTCCTAGTCCTTCGCTGGATAAACTCCGCAAGGCAACTATCAATTGGGTAATGCAACCACTAGGTATAAATACTACCCATAAGTTTTTGGATAAAAAATTTTGGCTGGATTCTAGTGATCGACTTATGTATGAGGGTAAAGCGCCTGAGCTTTCCTTCACACAGTCGGCTCGTATGCCAGCTTTCTTTGAGCACAGTAACGTAAACCTACCATCGTATGCCTAGACCAAACATAATCGAAGGGTTATATGGTCCTGAACTACACAACATTCTTGCAGAAATGCAGGAAGTTTTTCCACCCTTAACCGCTGGACCTAATGATGAGATCCAGCACATCATGTACCGCGCCGGACAATGCTCAGTCATTGAATGGCTTACACAAAGATTGGAGAATTAACTATGTGTTTAGGAGGAGGAGGATCAAAACCAGCACCACCACCGAAGCCACCGCCGCTTGCACCTATTGCACCGGCACCACCACCGCCACCAGAGCCTGCACCACCACCGGAACCCGTCCAAAAGGATGAACCGATGGCACAGGTACAGTACGGTGGACAGACACGCAAGCCTAGAACTAATAGGCAGCAGCGTACAAGTCAGCTAAGCATTCAATCCAATGTCGGATCTTCTGCACCTGCAGGAGGAATCAATGCTTAAGGCAAGAGAAAAGTATGACCAACTCACCAGTACTAGGAATCAATTCCTTGACACTGCAGTCGAGTGTTCCATGCTCACCCTGCCTTACCTGATTAAGAAAGACCTATCCAACGAAACACATAAAAGACTACCAACTCCCTGGCAATCAGTCGGAGCTAAGTCGGTAGTTAACCTAGCCGCCAAACTTATGTTGGCTCTCCTCCCTCCACAGACTACGTTCTTTAAACTACAAGTTAAAGACGATGCTCTGGGAGAGGAGATCCCAGCTGAGATTAGGAGTGAGCTAGATCTTTCCTTCTCTAAGATGGAAAGGATGATCATGGATTCTATTAACGGATCCAATGATCGTGTTGTCGTTCACCAAGCAATCAAACACCTGATTGTTGGTGGTAATGGTCTTATCTTTATGGGTAAGGACGGACTCAAGTGCTTCCCACTTAACCGTTTCGTTGTTGAACGAGATGGTGATGGTAACGTACTAGAGATCGTAACTAAAGAACTCATTGATCGTAAGCTCCTAGGTAAAGATCTGCCTGAGCCTAAACCTAATCGCGTTGGCGATGAAGGTGCGAAAGGATCTAAAGATGACGACGTTGAGGTGTACACCTACGTTCGATTGGAAAAAGACTCTGGGCGCTGGGTCTGGCATCAGGAAGCATTCGATAAGATCCTTCCTAATAGCCGTAGCACAGCACCGAAGAACGCTAGTCCATGGTTGGTACTCAGATTCAATACTGTTGACGGAGAGGACTACGGTCGTGGTCGAGTAGAGGAGTTCCTTGGAGATCTTAAGTCTCTTGAATCACTCTCTCAGTCCCTCGTAGAAGGCTCTGCAGTAGCTGCTAAAGTTATCTTCCTTGTCTCACCATCAAGTACAACTAAACCACAGACCATCAGCAATGCTGGTAACGGTGCAATTGTACAAGGTAGACCTGAAGATGTACAGGCAGTGCAGGTTGGCAAGACAGCTGACTTCCGTACAGCATCTGAGATGGCATCTACACTGGAACGTAGGATTGGTGAAGGCTTCCTGGTACTTAACATCAGGCAGTCAGAACGTACAACTGCTGAGGAGGTACGCCTCACTCAGATGGAACTTGAACAGAACCTCGGTGGACTCTTTAGTCTGCTGACAGTTGAGTTCCTTAAGCCTTACTTGGAGAGAACCATGCTGGTACTCCAACGTAGTAAGCAACTACCCACTATCCCTAAGAAGTTTGTCCGACCTACAATCGTAGCCGGTATCAATAGCTTGGGTCGTGGACAAGATCAAGAGACACTGATTCGATTCATCACTACCATCTCTCAAACGATGGGACCTGAATCAATCCAGAAGTTTATTGATCCAACTGAATATATTAAACGTCTAGCAGCTGCACAAGGTATTGATTACCTGAACCTGATCAAGTCTCCCGAGACTCTGCAACAGGATATGCAACAGCAACAGCAGCAAGCTCAACAGATGGAACTCACTAAGCAAGCTGGTCAACTAGCTAGTGCGCCAATGATGGATCCATCTAAGAACCCTGAATTGAATGGAAGAAACCAAGATGGTCCGCCCCAAGAAGGTGCGGAAGCCGCCGGTCAAGAAACCGGAGACAGTACAGGACAATCCACAGCGGGTTGAACCTGAAAATAAATACGCAGCTCGCATGAAAGTACGTGGCACCTCAGCACCCAGGATCACTGGACCTGAAGGTGACAAGGTAACTCGTGTGGGTTTAGGAAACCTAACAGTAGAAGACAATGGCCAACGTCCTTACCTATGATCCATCCCCAGAGAATCCTGAAGTCCTCAGTGAGGAAGAGCAGGACTCTCTGCAGGTAGGAGAGAAGCTAGCAGAAGAACAATCTCAGATGCTAGCTGGCAAGTTCCAAGATGCAGAACAACTTGAGAAAGCATACATCGAGCTCCAGAAAAAACTGGGAGCCAATGAATCCGAGGAAGAGGAAGCGAGTGAAGTTTCCGATGAACCGGAAGAACGAGAACCAACTGCCACCGAAACTCTCATCGGAGAAGCAAGTGCAGAGTGGTATGAGAAAGGTGAACTGACACCTGAAACAGTAGAGAAGTTCAAAGAGATGTCTAGTGAAGAGCTAGTCAATACCTATGTAGAGATGCAGAAGGCTACTGGCCAACAACCTGCACCTGTTGTTGATCTGACTGAAGCTGACGTAGCTGACGTACAACAAGTGGCAGGTGGAGCTGATGGTTATAGCAACCTGATGACATGGGCAAATGACAACCTCCCACAAGAGGATGTATCAGCCTTTGATGCCTTGGTATCTACAGGTAACTCACGTGCAATCAAGCTTGCTGTAGCAGGACTGAAGGCACAGTATGACAACACTAATGGATACGAAGGTCGGATGCTTTCTGGTAAATCAGCAGCTACAACCGGTGATGTATTCCGTAGTCAGGCA